ATTTGTAAATTATATTTAAGGTTGTATTCACCTGTACTCTCATCCATAAATGGAGTACGCTTTAATTTACCTAAAGTTTTTTCCATAAATGCATCTACTTCATTTGGAGGAATAGATCCTACATTCATATAAAATATTCTCTTTTCAGGTGCACGAACAATTCTATGAATTAACATTGCATCCTCCATTAAGATATATTGTTTAAATAATTTTCTAGCTGGTTCTATGTAAGATCTACCATAAGGTAAAAAGTTAACATCTGTTAATAATCTAAAGTGGGCTACTTCATAATTATCAAATATTATGTCACTTCCTGTATTAATAGCTTGATTCGGAACATTATAATACCCATAATCAGAGGCTGCTATTCCATCTGGTGTATATCTAAATCTTATACTTTGGTCAAATTTTTGTGGATCTTGATCCTCAGGCATCATTCCCTCTAATCTCTCAATATGGAATGCTGTGTAAGGAATTACATTATATACTCCATATTTTTCGGCTATTTCTAATTTTAAGAAAAAATCACCATATTTACACATATTTCTTACCCAAGGCCATAAATTAAATTCTACATTTAATACATCATAAAATAAATTATATAGAATTTTTTGGATATCTTCATCTGCTGATTTAATAGAAATAACTTCTCCCATATCATTTTTAAGGGTAGATTCATCAGCTACAATATCTAAAGCAGATGCTATAATTGCATCTGTATCCATTGCATCATAATCTGAGTATAATTGTGGTCTTAAAGTTTGGTAATTAATAGAATTTTGTGCTCCATATAATGAAGTTGATGTTGTTGTAAATATTCTATTAAACCTATCAATTAAAGAATTTGTTTGAATTTCTCCTGATTGTTGAATTTTATTTACATCAAAAACTTTCAACTGGTTACCACCATCATTACGAATGATAACATCTGTTGAAAATAATCTTTTTAATCTTGAAAATAAATTTGTATTTGCCATTTTATTCTATATTGTTATAAATATCAATCAAGTAACCAATCTATATTTTCTTTTTTACCATTTATATCTACATTGTAAGGATTTGGAACATTATTACCAGAATACCCCCCACTATATTTAGGTTGATTACTTTTTACACTTCCTAATGCTGCTCTTGTCATATCTAAGCTTTGCTGTTGAAACTTCAATGAAGTATCACGTAGGAACATACCAATCCCAAATGACATAACCAAGTCATCGTTATAACCTGTTTGAGCTTCTGGTCTTCCATTTTTCCAAACGAATACTTTCATTTCTTCTAATAAACGTTTTGAACGAATTGTTACTGATCTATCACCTACAAATTCTCTAAATTTATTAATACAAAGAGGTCTTGTTCTCATTGACATAGTAAAACCAGGAACCATTTCTGAATTTCCTTCATATACTCTTAAATAAGATTCTGCTGTCATTTGATCAGATTTTGGGGATTGATATAAATTTCTATATCCTCTTTCTTGTATAGCATCTAATGTTGCCCATCCTATGTTTGCATTTTCTACTACTAACATAGCATTATTATATTCTGTAGCTAATCCTGTTAAAAAATATCCAAATTCTTTAGGTGGCATTTGTCCTTTATACTCAGCTACCTGTGTGTTTGTTTGAATATCCATAACATGACATGCCGAATAATCTTTACCATCTCCTCTTGCTACATCAGCTACTACCATATATTCTCTAGAATAATCTGCTGATTCCCAAATCCATAAATTTTGATCTACTCCTCTTCTTTCCATAGGATCTTGGATAGTTGATTCTTTAACAAAATCGATCCATTCTGAGTAAAATACTATATCACCAGATGTACTAAAATCACAATCACATTCTTGAGCTGCTAATCTAGGATCACCTAATAATTCATCTTGTCTATCTCTCCATGTTTGATCTCTTTCAGGATGAACATCCCAAGGTAATCTTATAGGTAAAAAATCATTTTGGGAATTCTCAGCTGATACCCATGTTTTGTGAAACCAATTTCCTGTTCCATATGGTGTACTTAATACTATTGCTCCACCACCTGTTGCTAGAGTTTGCTGTGCTGATGCCCATATTTCTCCAATTTGTTCAATAAAAGCTGCCTCATCAATTAGTAGAAGAGATACTGCTTCTGATCTACCAGCATCACTACTTGCTGATGTTGCTTTAATTATAGAACCATTACTAAGTCTTAATGATAATTTATTATTTTCTTCTGCATTTATTTTTAACCAAGAAGGTAAACTATCATACATAAATTTTACCTTTGTAACCATATTACGAGCTGTTTCTTGTTTAGTCGCAATACAAAGTACATTTTTATCTTTATGAAATAACATTAACCATAAAGAATATCCTGCTGATAGAGTGGATATACCTAATTGTCTTGATTTTAAGATAATAGAATAAGGATTATCTCTCCAAAGATGTAATACTTTTTCTTGAAAAGGATATAAATTAAATAATATTCTTCCTCTTTGAGGATGTTGAATGTTACAGTATTTTTTCATAAAATGAGCAGGATCTTTAGCACATTTTATATATTCATGTCTTATTATTTTTTTTAAATCCGAACTCATATTATTGTGGTAAGGAATAGTCTATTACATGAATTGTAATAAGAGTACCTAATACTCCTCCTACAACTCCAACCCATGGTTTTTTATACCATTTATCAACTTGTTTTAGTCTATCATCATATAAATTAATTTGTTCATGTAATAGTATAATTTCTTGGTTTTTAAAACCAATTATTAAACTATCCTGTTTTGATAATAAATTAAAATTTTTAATTTGACTTTCTAAATCTTGTATTAAAATAGTTTTTAATGAATCTTGTTGTTTAAGAGTATCAATAGCTAAAAAAAATTCCTCTAGTTCTGTTTGGGGAATTTCTACTATATCCTGACTATAACAATTAAGTGTTATAAATGATATTAAGATTAGAATTAAATTTTTCATTTTTTTCTATATTTTTTCTCAAATTTATCTATTGTAGATTTTGCATTTTGAGTATTTTTTACTTTTGACTTTGTAGATTTTATTTTTGAAGATGTTTTTTTAATATTAGCTTTTGTTTCTTTTTTTTCTTCTTCTACTTTTGAGGATTGGGATTTAATGTCTTTTATTTTGTCATTATTTTCCTTTACTTTTCTATTAAATTCTCTTTTACTTTTATTTTGTGAAGCAAAAATAGCAAATATTCCAGCAATTACTCCTCCTATTGCTAATATAATTTTAAATAATTTTTTCATAACTTTATTAGAGCATTGATTCAAGCTCTTTTTTAATTTTGGTTAATTTTACTAATCTATCTCTTAATTTTAATTTATCTCCACCTTCAGATTCTTTCCATTTTTTAGCTGTTTTTTTTAATTCGGTAGAAATTTGTTGTAGCTTACTAGCTATTACTGATACTGAATCCTTAGAGGCTCCTTTAAGTTGAGATGTTGAAGGTTCTTCTTCATCATTTTCTTTATTTTCAAAAGCCATTGATTCTGGGTCACTGTGAACATATAAATCTGTTGTATCATCTACATCCTTCTTATCAACATATCCATCATCTTGATTATCTCCTTCATCAACTAAACCTGCTTTTTTTGCTAATTCAGCACTTCTTTCTAATTCATCGTTATAATCTTTTTGAGCTTTAACATCTTTATCTGTTACTGCTTCTAATATATCAATTATTTCTTCTCTTATTGAACTTTTTAATTCCGATTTTTTCATTGTAAAGTTATTTTGTTATAAATATCATAAAGAAATCGTTCCTTTAACTAATTTTATACGTTCTTCCGTTGAACCTTTAATTTCAATAAAATTTTTAATTTTATGTCTATATTTAATAATTAATAATTGAATGCTTTCATCAATTTGTTTTCTATATTCTTTATTAGTTTCTCTTACTCCATTATTTTCAATTTCAACTCCTTCAGGAGAAACATAAAAAATATAATCATATTGATCTAACATATGAGCAGCAAAATCACAAAAATCATTAGCTTCAAAATAATACATTGATTTAGAACATTTAGCAAACGCCATTACATCAATAATAGTTCTATCTGTTATTATATTATCTTGCATTAATTCACTAGCTCTTTCTGCTAAAAATACTGCTTGACCTTTTACAGTGGAATCAGTATTCAAAGGAATACCCATTTCCATTAAATATTTAGAACGCTCTGTTCTAAATTTATAATCTTTAAATTCAGGTAATTCAGCTAAAGCATTAACTAAAGTTGTTTTACCTACTGACATTGTACCACAAAAACCTATTTTCATATTAAAACGGTAAATCTAATGGATCTAATTGTGAAGATCCCATTCCTACTCTATAACTATCACTATCAAAGTGTTGTGTTGATACCTCGAATATACAACTCCCTTCTTCAAGAGCCAACATTTGGTGAGGTTGTCCTGGCATTAAGTGAATGCAATCGCCTTCTCTTACTACCACTTTATGTTGTTGTGCTGTTTCAGTATCTATGTAAGTATATTGAAATTCGCCTTTAGAAATATACCATGCTTCATCTTTTAACAAATGATAATGCATTGAAAAAGACTTATCTTTATGAAATACTAATAGTTTACCACAATAAAATTCATTATTAATAATCCATAACTCATGTCCCCAAGCTTTTTCATGTCTTTCTCCTTTATAAGGCATTGCTTGTAAAGTATGTTCTCTCATATTAATTTCTATATGTTTGACCTTTAGGGGCTGATTGTTTATACCAAGGCAATCCTTCTCTTTCTTTCATTATTTCTTTAAATGTAGCTTCATCATACTCAATTCCTCCTAAAAAATATCCTTTTTTAAATTCACTATCTTTCGATAAGGGAACTATTGCAGGTTTATCATATCTGTGGTGTTTGAAATGTTCCTCGCCTTCCATTTTAATTAAATAATGTCTAGCACCTTTAAATTTTATAACTTTTTCTTCAAATAATTTTTTGTCTTTACTCATAACTTTAATTTTTAATTAATAATTGTTCTGCTACTAATGTGCCTTGTGCTCCTGATACTGTAATACCTCTGGCACTTAAGGCATCTCCTACAAAATGAACATCAGGATATTCTTTTAAACTTAAATTCTTCAC